AGCCGAGAATGTCGGCAGATAACGGCAGGCTGGACGTCACCACGCCGTTGTATTTGGCGGTTTCAGGTAGCACCAGGATCGGTTTGAAAATCTGACCGGCCACGATATTGGCTGCGTCGTACCACCAGGCTGCGAGATCGTCGGCCGTCAATGTTCCGATCGCCACCCAATTGCCGAATTGCACGTTGACGATCCCGGTCGTGTAATCGACCGAGCCGTCGATATTTGAACCGCCGATATCACCCCCTGCCGTCCCCGTGCCGGAGATCGTCACATAGGTATCAGCCCGATTCGAATGCACATATAGCGATGCCGACTGCAGCGGCGCGCCACTGCTGCGAAACTTGATCTTGTAGTCAGTCCAGCTTCCGCGCCGGGTCAAGCTCGAAACGTTGAGTGTAGGAGAACCGCCACCGGTGTAATTGTTGATCGTCGTCACACCAGTGGTGTAATTGATCGAGCCGGCGACGACGCCACTATTCGTGTTGTGGTCCGGATCCTTGATGATGACGCCGGCGCGATCGACATAGGTTGAACCGCCCAGCGTAAACCGCGTCCCGCCCTCGACCAGGGTATTGGTAACCGTCGGCAGAATATCGATGGCCAGATCGGGTAATGTCGCGCTGATGTTTTGCACACCGCCTGCGGCATTCCCCGCAACTCGATAGGTCGCGGAAATATTACCCGCTGCCAGCGACGTCTTGGCATTCGACGTCCAGGCCGAGAGTCCCCACGCCTGGGTATAGAGCGATAGCGCAATGACAGCCGCCAACGCCACGGCGCCGGTCGCGTAATTCACTGTACCGGAGATCCCGGAAGCACTCCCCAAAAGAACTGAGTTTGTTGAAATCGACTGTCCGTTGACGTTCGTCGTCGCCGAAGCAGAACTCAGATCGGCTGAGCGAAAAATCAAGTTGCCGGCACCGTTGTCTGTCACCAGGTAATGACCACCAACGCTGTCGGTGAATGTCAGGCTCAATGATCCGGGTTCGACCGCATGGGCCAACGAAAAATTGGTCAGCGCGCCGGCCGCAGCATGGATTTCTGTTGTCTGCCCACCCTGCTTATAGCTGACCTGAAGATTGCTGTTCGAGTCGGGCAATACAGAAGGCCGCAGCACGATCTGACCATTCGAATAATCGGCATATCCGGTACCGTCGCCCACCAAAATCCCAGCGCCGTCATCCGTGACGATTTTTTCGATGCCGGCGGCCAGATATCTGATGGATAGCGCGCCCGGTTCAAGGGCGCCACCAGAGATCACCAGTTTGATCGCAGGAACGGCAAAAACATTCGCCCCGACATGCGACTCGTAATGGGCGGGCGAACCCCAAGAGAAAAGAATCTCGGTATCGGCATCCGGCAGCGCGCCAAGCGTGAGGACGATGGCGCCAGTCGCATAATCGACCTGACCAATCCCGGTCCCTTCATTACCGCTCAGCACACCAACGCCATCGTCGTAGAGGCTATACCACTTGCCCTGGGCCATGTACGACACCTCAACGGTGCCCGGCGCGGGAACAGGAGAGAGCGATTTGACGTAAGCGTAGCCACGATTGCCCGTCGTGATCGAAGTGCTGTCGGTGTGACCAGGGGCTGAAATCGCCACAGCCGGCGCGGCGCTGAAAACAACGGCGCTGGATATACCAGTCGAGCGAGCAAGCGCGATGCTGCCGGCCTCGTAGTCAACAGATCCGGAGAATCCGGACGTTGCAACGATGTTTCCTGAGCCATCATCCGTCAGATCGACGCCGCCAACTGCGATCGCAAGGGTTCCCCGGGCAAATGCGCTCCCGAAATAACGGACAGCAGTGACGCCCGCAGCCACGTTGATCGCCGATGTAAACCCGATATTTCCGGCGCCTTCGATCGGCACAATGACACTGCGCGACGATGCGCAACGGGCATCTGTGATCGGTGTCTCAGCCAGCGCTGACGGCACGAGCTGTGTGTAGATACTCTGTGCTTTTATCGTCAAGTCGCCCAGCGCGGCAGCAATGCGCAACGGTTGCACGCCGTAGTAGCTTGCGGCATCCGCTGCGACCGTGACATGGATCCGTGTCGGTTGCGAAAACCAGTCAGCAGTGTAGCGCTCCAGGGTCGCCGCCTTGAACGCGTAGAGCAGCGCAGCGGTCAGCTCCAACGTGATCACGTCCCGGTAGAAGATCCCCTTGCTGTCTTCGAACTCGACATTGACAGCACGGGAAACCAGGCGCTGAACACGCACGTACTGGAAGACGGTTTCGGCATCGCGCTGAACCAGCGCCAGCACGTCATCGACGGCGGGAGAAGCAAGGGTATGAGGGCAATGCAGCTGCAGCGTGCGCTGTCCCGCCAAGTGATTGCCGTAAAGCATCCACCGGCCCTCCGCGCCCATCGCAAGATACGACTCCAACTTGTCCTTTGCGGCTGCCCGGGTATCAGACCAGCTCTTCGTCGTGAAAATCGACACCCCGATTTTTGGATCGAGCGCAGGATTCGCGACGATCATATTCGCTCCGAAATACGTTGCTGTGTCATCAGTCACGGCCGCCGGGAAAATCTTTCGCAGCCCGATACGCCCATATGTCCGATCGGCCTCCGATATGTCCGGAAACAGATTATTCGATACGCCGTCAATCACCACGGAACCGGTGGCCATCCCGCCGCCTTCCGGCACATCGTCCATCACTTCAGACCGCAGGAGTTGAATATCACCATCAAGAATTGCCATTATCAGACCTCAATGAACCGTAACGTTGTCAAATACCAATCACCAAATCCTCCAGGCAGCGGATTGGCGACAAAAGTGGCCGGATGGGCTTCGATCGGCACGCCTTCAGTCCTGCGAAATTTGACCTGGTAGGACGTGCCGCGAAATAGCAGGGTCATCGTCAGCGACGGGTTTTGTTCCCAGGTTTGCAACTGATGAATCGTCGCCCTGGACATCCACGCCGATGCATCGTCCGGCGGCGCCAGCGTGATCGGCCTGCCACCGGATTTAATGCCGATATCGACAATGAGCGCCCCGGTAATACCGCGCTCTTCCGCCTCTTCGATTGCCGACCAGCCAAACTCGTCCCGCCACTGAAGGTCAGGATCAAGCTGCAGCGTGACAGCGCCGGCGCTCAGTGAAATAACGGTGGTCATTTGGATACCCGCCCGGCGGCTTCCAGCACGCGCATAAAATCGTTTACATCAGATTGCGAATTCGCCGTGAGCTCAGCTGTTTTCCCTCGGCCGGCGTCAAATTGAACGCGAATGGTTTTTGAGGGGTCCTGAGATTTGGCTTCCAATCCCGCCGATTGAATAAGCCGTTGCAAATGCTTTACGCCAGCATCCCCCGTCACATCATGCGAAAAATCAGTCGTTGCCATTTTCTGCGCCTGAATATCATTGACGCTTCGGCCGAGATCAACTGGCTGGCCTTTTTCTGCCTCTTGGCGGGCATACGCCAACGATTTATCAATGGCATCCGCTGTTGCCACTTTCAACCGCTGGTTATAGGTCTCTTGAGACCCTAAATTTCCCGTCAATAACGTCGAGGAGTTTCTCGCGAAAATCTCACCATAATATTTTTGGGCGGCTTTCACCTCTTCCGGTGTTGCCCCTTTTTTGTACATCATCGCGGCAATGTCGACAGTCCGATCGGCCTGGTGGCCACCGTCAAGAAATCCGCCCGAATCTGCTCTGCTTCCGGCAGGAACAGATCCATCGTCCAGGTTCCCCGCTGGGCCGCTGCCGACCCGCCCACGGGCTGAAAATAGACCGTCATTGCCGGAGCTGGATCGTTGATCTGCAGCCGACCTGGCGTTGCTCATCCTGTTCAGGCTATTCGTCAAATGATCGACACCCGAAACGCTTGATTCTGCGGATGCGCCAATATCCCGAATTCCCCGGTTCGCGCCACCAGCCTCGCCGCCGGTTTGTTGATACGCATCGGCGAGTTCCCGCATCCGCTTTGCCGTTTCGCCAGCAATCTGCCCCTCAATCTGTTTGACTTTCGCGCCGGCTTCCTGGGCCTTCAGCTCGGCCTCTTTTGCTGCGGTCATCTGGCCGCTCGCTTCCAGCTCGGCCCGCTTTGCCTTGACCAGTTCCATCGCTGCTTCTGCCTCGGCAGCCTTGGCTTTTGCCGTCAACTCGGCCAGTTCGATTTCCAGCTGCTTGATCTTCAACAAGGCCTCTATCGCACCCTGTTCATCACCGCGGGCACGAGCAACATCAACAATCGTTCGCTGCTGTTCAATCGCCAGCCGGATCCCGGCCTGGTCGATACCGATCTGGCTTTCCTTGACGGCCAGATTCCGAGAGATCGCTGCAGTCTGGTCGGCCAAAGCATCTTGATAAAGTTTTGCAGCCTTTTTGGCGCGTAGATCTGCATCGGCCAGAGCGTTGCCCACATCAACCCCTGCCGACTTCTGTGCGCGCAGCACGTCAGCGGCCAGGGCGGCTTGCTCATAAGCTGCTTTCAGCTCGAGCACGCGGCCGCTGTTATCTGCGAATGCATTTGCCTCAACTTCGGCCTGCGCTGCCGCTACTGCAGATGATTGGGCCTGGGCCTTGGACTTGTCCGAGTCGGCCTGCCTCGCTTCAACGCTTTTCGTCAGATTGTCGATGACCTTCTGTTGTGCCTCTGATGCTTTTCCATGGGCACCTACTTCCTCTTTGATTGCGGCTAGGTAGGCCTGAGCAATAGCCAACTCATCCGCATGCTTTTTTGCGAGCTCTGCCGACCCAGCAGCGGCAACCCGTGTCGCATCAGCCTTGGCAATCAGTTTTTCCCTTTCGTTTCCGAATGCATTTGAGGATGCCAATGAAGCATCGGCCTCGGCCTTTTTTGCCTCGACGTTGGCCTGCGTTTGCTTTGTCGATTCGGCCGCCGCTTCGGTCGCGAATGAATAGCCGTATTTCAGCTGTGCCAGCGTTTTGTTGTGCTCTGCCGCTGCATCATTGGCTTTGCTCGTCGCAGCGGTACCTGCATCGGTTTCCGATCTCAGTAGCTTCGAGGTCTGCGTGAGACTTGCAACCCGGTTGATCGTACCGAGCATCTCCTCGGAAATTTGCTGTAGAGATTCCCTCATGTTCGAAAAATCGAGATTGACGATCGCCGCAGTAGTAACAGCCAGCACTTTGACCAGGGCGAAAAATGCTGCGGTGACCGTTGTCACGCCAGTGGCGAGAATCATCACCACTTCAGTGACGCCACCGAGCACCACGCCGAGAGACGCCCACACGCCCGTGTCCGCCACCGCGCCAGCCGTCTCGACAATGCCATTCTTGAAATGCGCCCAGCGCTGCGACATCGTTTCAGTCGGTGCCGCCTGGCCATAAAGCTTTTCAAGGCCAGCGGCCAGCGCCGGGAACAGCTCCTCAGCCGTCATTGTTCCGGACTCGACCAGCTTGATCAGGGCCGCCGTCGTGATGCCCAGGCCTTCAGCCGTCGCACCCAACGCGCCAGGGAGACGGTCGCCGAGCTGTCCGCGCAGCTCTTCCATCTGCACGACGCCCTTGCTCGCCATTTGCGATAAGGCATTGAGCGCGCCGGCGGTCTCGGCCGAAGTCCGGCCGGCGATCGCCATCGAGCGGGTAACCGACTCGAAAACCTTGCGAGTGATTTCGCCCTCGACGCTCGTACCCTTGGTCGCAGCCATCAGGTCCGAATAGGAGCGGGCCGTAGCCAGCACATCGACGCCCAGGCGATTCGCTACACCCTTGGCGTACTCCATCTCCCGGTTGGCCTTGGCCGTGGATCCGGTGATAGCGATGAAGCTGCGCTCGATGTTCTCGAGCTCGATGTTCACCGTCACGAACTGGCGAACCAACTCGGCCCCAGTGAACGCGATGCCCAAATCTTTCAGCATTCCGGCCAGACCTTCAGCCTTCTTGCCTACCCTGTCGATTTCCTCCGGCGTACCTTTGAGCTCAGCGCGCAGCTTTGCGATACGTTGTTGCGCAGAGGCAAATGCACGATCGAACTCTGCACCGCTGACGTTTGAACGGCTGGCCAGTTCGCGCAATGCGATATTGATCGCGGTGATTTCGGCTTCGATCTTTGCTGCAGGCCGAATGTTCAGCGCGTTGAAAGCGCCCTGGACGCTGACTACTGCCCGAGCGGTCTGCTCGATGCGAAACCGTTCAGCAGATAGGCGCTCGACATCGATGCCGGCGCCACGCAATTCACGGCGCAGGACCGCAATCGACTGCGCGTTTGCATCAAATGCCTTGGCCAGCCGACCGGCTTCGGATTCGGCCTTGTTGAGCTGGCCGGCAAGTTCATTGAGTTGCTTATCGCTTCCGCCGCCAGAAAGCGCCTCGGAATACGCCGTGCCCAGCGCCTGGACCTTCTGCCGTGCTTTCTCGGCTTCAGTGGACAGCTCCTTGGCGCGCTCGGCAGCGCCGTCGAGCAAGACGATCTTGCGGCCGCTGGCTGCCAGGTCAGCAAGATCCTTCTCGGTCGCCGAGATGGCTTCGCGGGCGCCCTTGGCATCCCCGTCGATCCGCATCCCAACTGCAATCGTCCTGCCGCTCATCTCATCATCCCGGAAAAAAGCCCGCGACCGGCGCGGGCGTGTTGGTCAGTGGCCAGGTCAGAAGTAACGCAGGTAGAACGGCGCGGTTTCGCCTTCGGCCACTTCCATGAAGCCCTTGAGCGGTACGCTCGAAGCCTTGCCGGAGAGGAAGTCGAATGCGTCCTGGGCGGACACCGTGATCTGCGGCGCGGTCAGCAGCATGTCCTGGCGATTGATCAGGTTTCGGCCGTCGAGCTTGGTGCGCAGCGTGTTGCTGTAGGACTTTCCGCCCGAGATCTGGTAGCCGGTCACTGCCGCCTTGGCCGCCGTGAACTTGACCTTGCCGGTAGCGATCGCGCCGCCCTTCGGCACGAAGATCATGCCGGTGCGCGGATTGACCTGGTAGTCGACGTCCTTGGTGTAGGGCTGGCCAGGTGGCACCGGGCCGACTGCCAGCGCGGCCAGGTCAAGATTCTCGTAGCCAGTCGGCATCCAGAAGCCTTCAACGACATCGACCTCGACCGCAGAGATTGCGCCCGTCGCCTGCGTGTAATCGGAAACCTCGCCGGAGAGCTGCACGGCCAGCATGTCGCGCGACACTTCATCGAGCACGATGGAAACCTCAACCGGTTTGCCGGTGTAGTAAGTCAGCCAGGCCTGACCGAACGTCTCGCGTTGCTTGCTGATTTTCTGGGTCTGATCGCTCGGCGCCTTGATCTCGAACTTGTCGGCCTGCAGGTCGAGGTAGCCGCCGAAAAGGCCGCTGGTCGGATTCTTGATCGAGACCAAGAGGTTGCCCGCAAAAAGCAGGCCGGATTGTTCGTTCATGGAAATCTCCTGTTGAACGGCAGGTCACCGATGGCCGGCCCCCTGCGGGTGGAATAAATGGTGGTAGCGGAAAACTGCAGGGGGTAATAAGAAAATGGCCCCTTGTGGAAGATCGGCGGCGGCGTCATCGGGATCAACGACGTCGTGCAGCCGGCGGCGATGTAGCCGTGCAGCCCTTTCATGAGTTGCGCCAGGCGCTTCCCGGCCTCGACATTGACCGCACCGGAATCCCGGCTGGCGGCGGCCTGGCGAAGTGCCAGGACGACCCGCAACCGGTGCTCCAGTTCGGCGCTGTGATCATTGGCCGACGTCACGACGAAGCCGCCATAGATCGCATAGACGCCCGGAAGAGTCTGCTGGTCTTCGCGCACGTCGGCGATGTCTCCCCGGGTACCAACAATGCGGGCCCAGGCATCCGGCCCCGTCTGCGTCAGTTCCTTCAGGCGAGCGACGACATCCTGCTCGAGCGCCGTGAAGTTCCAGTCGGCCCAGGCCACGCTGCTCATGCGAAACCCTTCAGGCTGTCGCCCGTCACCTGACGCGGCGAGAAGCTCGACCAGACCTCATTGCCGCCGGATTGCGCATCCGAGGCAATGAGCTGGCCGGGCGAACCGCCCCAGGGGCAGGACAACATCGTTTTTCCCAGGGCGAGCACTTCCAGTTCCTTGCGGGCATCCTGGAAGCGGCGATACACCTCATGCTCCGGTGCGAGATCCTTATGCAGGTAGTAGCGTGCCAGGTCGCAGGTGATACGCTTCAGCACCGGCGGCGCCACATACTCGACATCGCCACCGGGCACCGTTGCCGGCTTGGCACACCCCGCCAGCGGCAGGCGATACACCT